GAAAAACCCGCCAGTGCTGAACCAGGCCAATGGTGAAGCACAACCGCAGCGTGACGACGCTGCGTTGCCGGCTGCTGAGCCGGTGAATGCCCCCAAGAAGAAGGCTGGGGGCAGAGGCCCTCCCGCTAAAGGCGAAAAGCGTGAGGGCAATCGCGGTGGCCGTAAGGCTGCCGCACAAGGTGATCAAGCGAAGAAGAAACGCCCTGGTAAGAAGGAGCGTGCGAAGGCCAAAGAGCTTGAGGCTGACTCCGAGGAGGAGGAGGAGCCCGTGCCGGCCAATATTCATGAGCTTGGTTACAAGTTGAGTCAACAGAATCGTGAAGCTGTTGCTGCTGAGGCTAAGGTCCGCGCGATAGATGGAGCGTTGCCACAAAACATGCCTGTTGTGAACCACCAATTCTTTGAGAGCCGGTGGGTCGTCCATTCTTGGATGTTTATCATTTGGGTTATGTTGCTCTTCCTGTCTGTGCGGGCCAGCCTGTGCCCTAAACCGCCAGTTTTCAGCTGGTATCCGGGCCGCGCCCTGACGTTTGCTTGTTATGAGCTCTCTCGTCTGGCCTGTCATCATTTTAGCCGTGTTTATCGGTTTGTGCTCGCGGGTGAGTTGCCTTGTGTTGAGTACTATGCTGAGAGGGCTGCGAACCAGGAATATTTTGATTTCTGGTGGAGTGACTATGGGTATGCTAACGTGCTGTTGCACGTGATGTTTTACTACATGGTTCTTGTCAGCCTGAAGGAATGCGTTTATTGGACGTATTTCAAGTATGTGTATTTGTCAGGTAGCACCGAGCGTGTGATGCAACGGTTGTCGAGTGTGTCGGGGGTGGATTCCGAACTGTTAGCCACCATGAGCAAAGCTGTGACGTTCGTGGGCTGCGGTGCGAAGGCTTTGGCCGATTTAAAGCATCGTGGTCTTGGATGGATCGAACAGCATCGAGCTCACTGGACGGCTGCTGTGGCCCAAGACCAAGTTGTTTCAGCCCTCGCCCTGGTGATGACCATGGATTTAGAGGGTAAGGCTTGGGCGTGGTGGAATTGGACTGGCTTGGGAGCATGGTGGGCTCGCTGGACCTGGGCACGTGAGGGCCGGTCGCCGTTGGGCGACCTGGCCCCCAGCAATTGACAGCAGCCTGAGTCCCTACCTACGACTTGTGTGGCTGGATTTATAGCAGATGGTGCTAATCTAGCTAAACATGCGAAGATAAAAGTGGTGGGGGGACGATCAGGCTGCGTACACCGACGGAGATGGGAACGTGTCTTCCGAGGTGCTGTTGATACCTTGTGGGGTTTGTTTGCAGTCAAAACCCACATTGTAACGTTCTATGAAAACTGTGTTGGAAATCTTGTGTTAGGACTTCGGTTGCGAGTTCTGGCACGAGTGCCATCACCGACGGGTGATGGATTGACGGTGTTGCGTGGTCTTGCAAAGGTCTTCGTAACGCGTATCCCGAGTGTTGCGCCATGGAGTGTTGAGCAAGTGCTTGCTCACTACCATGGTTTTCGTAGAACTCGTTATGAGAACGCCTTTAACATGTATTCTGTGTGGGGTGTGAGTAAAAGAGATGCGCGTGTCGAGCCTTTTGTGAAGAATGAAGCGACACCTGTCCTTAGTGATAAAGTTGCAGTTCCACGTATTATCCAACCACGTGCTAGTTATGTCTATTCTGCAATTCTCGCTACCTTTATTAAACCAGTCGAGCAGGCTATATATGCGCAGACTCATTTTGGGTCTGCCGGTGTAGCTGCGACCCGCATATTTGCCAAGGGTTTGACGCACTGCCAGCGTGCTAAACTTTTGCAAGACAAGATGAGTCAGTTCGACAGCCCTGTGGTTGTCGTGCTGGATTGTAAACGTTTTGACTTGCATGTGAGCCGCGAGCAGTTGGAGATCGAGCACTGGGTGTATACCCGTGTGTGTAACGATCCCCAGTTTCGGACGTTGTTGTCTTGGCAGTTGCGAAATGTGGGGCATGCTCGGTCGCTTGGAGTTTATTACAAGCGTGAGGGGGGCCGTATGTCGGGTGACCAGAACACATCACTCGGCAACAGCCTCTTAATGGTGTTGATGGTGGTCGCTGTTATGATCCTACTCGGTATTGTTAAATACGATAACGAGAATGATGGTGATGACAACATGATTATCCTGGAGGAGCGAGATTTGGACACGTTTTTGCGCAAGGTCACTGAAATCTTCCTATCTTTTGGGCACGAGATCAAAGTCGAAAAGATTGCTCGTACGATGGAAGAAGTTCAGTGGTGTCAGTGTCGGCCCGTGAAGATTGGTGAGGCGCGCTATAAGTTTGTGCGCTCTCCCATGAAGGTGCTTTCGAAAGGACTGTCTGGTACAAAATATTTCAATAACCCTGATGCAATGACTCGTAGAAAACTTATACATTCTATTGGGCGGTGTGAATTGGTGTTGAATCTTGGTGTTCCGGTGTTGCAGGAGTATGCTTTGATGTGTATCCGCATATCTGGGACGACTGAGATGATCTCCTATGATAACGTCGACGACTACTACTTCAAGGTGCGCTTGGAGCTTCGTGCTCTAGGTTGTAAGCTGGAGCAGGTTGAGGCGTTGCCTATAAGCTATGAGTCACGTTCTTCTTTTGCGAAGGCGTTTGGAATATCGGTGGAGCTACAACTTATCATTGAGGAGCGGCTACGCAACTTAAATCCGCCCATATTGGGGCGTGTGGATGCAATCCAAGAGGTCGATTTTGCTGCCCGGGAGCTCTACTTCGGTAGCGGCCTCAGCATCTACCCCCTGTGGGTATGAGACGTACAGTTGTTGTTTCAAAAGCCGCATCCCGGAGCCAGGCCAAAGGCTCCGGGCGTTCGAAAAGCCGGAATATTTCGCCGGCAGAACGAGAAGCCCGACGATTACAGTCGGAGCGAGACAAAGCCACCAATGCCATGGTGCGAATTGCCGGTGACGGAGGGTACAAAGAATGGCTTTCAGCCAATGTGCCCAAAGGAACCTTCGCCAAGGCTGGTGGTGCCGCGGGGGGTGCTCTTGGAGGATTCTTGGGGGACCGATTGGGTCTGGGTGGACCGGGACGAGCCCTCGGCAAATTTGCCGGGGGAGCCTTAGGTGATCTCATGAGCCACATCACTGGATTTGGTGATTACCAGGTCAAGGTGAATTCTCTTCTTAACGGAGGGGCTGAAGTGCCGGAGGGTATGCCGGTGCCTCAGTTTGTGGACAAAGGCCACTGTGTTACAGTGTGTCATCGTGAGTTCATCGGCAATGTTTATGTTCCGAGCAACCCGGCCGATTTTGTTTTGACCTCCTATCGTGTGAACCCCGCGAATTCGGGTCTTTTTGTCTTTCTCTCACAGCTGGGTTGGAATTACCAGCAGTGGGCACCTCGGGGGATGGTTTTCGTGTTCAAGTCCATGTCAAGTTCGACAGTGACTGCTGGTGGTCCGCTTGGAACCGTCGCTATGGCGATGAATTACAATGCTGGCCTGCCAGAGTTTGCCGACATGCGTGAGATGTTGAATTCTGAGTATGCCACCGCCACAAAACCCTCCAGCAGTATTGTTCATGCCATTGAGTGTGACCCTGCGCTGTCGAGTTACCCTGTTCGCTACATTGGAGATGCCGAGGAGGCTTCCAGTGATCCCCAGATGTATGACTGGGGGCTGTTCCAGATAGCCACTAGTGGGTTGCCTGGGACAGCAGGCGATATTTTGGGGGAGCTCTGGGTGTCTTACGAGATTGACCTTTTCAAACCCCGGATCGCTCCGTACCCTCTGAACAACGGTGTCCTAACGACGACCAGCGGCGTGGCTGCTGATGCGATCTTGGGCACCGGAGATCCCGATTTTGAGGAGGGTGTCATTCAACGCGAGAACAGCAATCATTTGAAGTTTCTAGCGCCAGGGAATTATATGCTGGTTCAGTATTATGATTTCTCGGTGTCCTACACAGGCGCCATTACGGTTGCCTCTTCTGACACTTCCAAAATTACGGTGAATGACTCGTTGGCTTTTACGGTGAACAGTGTTCCTTTTTCTACACGTATTTCGTATGTGTCGGTGGTGAGTCCGGCGACGGTTTCCATCACCAGCACTTTTACAAATGATCCGGTGCAGTCGACACTGTTTGCATTTTCCTTTCCCGGTGTTTGGTACAACGGGTTGGCGTGATGTTCAAGCTTTTCGACCATGAGGTTGCACTCTTTAAAATGCACGCTTCGCAGCGTTATAGTTGGTTGGCTTCCGGCGTGCGCAAACGTCGGGGGCCGGTGTTGAGTCAGTTGATCTAGGTTCCGGCAGGAACAAGCTGACAGTTACAACCTTGCCCCGCGAGTTATTAGTTGAAGGTAGCTGGGAGAGTAAAGCTTGGTGTGTGGCGCCGTACGGGCCTCTGCGGACAGTCTTATGCGGTAGGAAACTCAGTCACACACGAAATGGTGAGTTGTTGGTGTTATGGCGGGACACCACCGACACCCGGCAGGGATGCTGGGTTATGGTACCAGTGAGGATAGGTGAACGCTCAAGGGGGTGGCCATGTTGTTGTAGCACGGCTCTGTCGGCGAATGCCCTAATAAGCACGGCTGTTGGCCCAGCCAAGGTGCTTTAAGGTTTTCTTGACTCTATGTGCTAAGCTGACATGCTTTGAGGGGTGCCCAACTCCTCACATGCCAGCCTCTACACATAAACCGGC